AACATATGGATATAAGAAAATTGCTTTAGAAAATTATTTTAAACGGAAGGAAAAATTTTGTTATATCAGAAGAACCGACACGGAACTATCTAAGGCAGCGAAAACATTTTTTGAAGATATCGGAAAAGAATATCCGGAGTATGAGTTTAAAACAAGAACTGGAAAAGATGGAACGTTCTTCTATATTAAACACGGTGAGAAAGAGCCATTGGAGTTGATCGGATTCGGCGTATCTGTCAATGTTGGAACAAAAGATAAATCAGTAAGTTATGACGGAGTTACAACAATTTGTTTTGATGAGTTTATGGGTGTAAAATACTTGAAGGATGAAGTAAATTCATTCTTAAATTTATATGAAACAATCGCAAGGTTAAAAGATATCCCAGTATATTTTTTATCCAACGCTATGAGTATTAGTAATCCGTATTTTGACTATTTCGAAGTGCGGTTACCGTACGGGAAAAAACGTTATACAGTATCGAAAGATCAATTAATTTACTTAGAAATATGTTACTCAGAAGAATATCGAAAAGTGAAGAGTGAGACTCGTTTCGGTCAACTTATCAAAGATACGGACTATGGGCATCATGCCATTGAAAATGAATTTTTCTTAGACACGAATAGTTTTATAAAGAAGAAAAACGGATCGGCAAAGCCGATTTTAAATATCGCCTTTAACAGTAAATCTTATGGATTATGGTTTGACCGGAGATCAGGAGAGTGTACGTTATCCGACGATCTTGGCAGTAATGTACCAGAAGCGGCAATTACAGATGACGATCACAAACCAAATAGATTTTATGTAAAACGAGGTCGAAAGATTGCATGGTTAAATCTGATGATCAACGCGTATGAAGCGGGATTTTTATATTTTGAGAATCAACGAATCAAACGAATTGGAGCGGAAATCTTACGAATCATACGATAAGGAGGTGAGAACGTGGCAGTACAGACATATAGCATGTCAACGCAGGCAGATTTACAGGTTGGTCAGTATTTTAAAGTCCGAGAGTTTGCGTGTCATGACGGAAGTGATACGGTACTCATTGACGATGAGCTGGTAAATCGCTTAGATCGTATACGTACGGTATTTGGCAGCGAAATTACGATCACGTCGGGATATCGTACCCCGTCCTACAATGCCAGCCCTTCTGTGGGTGGAGCAAGAAATTCCCAGCACACAAAAGGAACCGCAGCCGATATTCAGGTTCGAGGGGTGCCACCCTTAGCTGTTGCAAGTTTTTATGAAGAAACTTTTTCTACTGGTGGACTGGGAATCTACAATACGTTTACTCATGTGGATACAAGAAATAGGTCCCTTGTAATTTGGAAAAATTCCGGAGGTAATACAGTGTCGTCTACCGGAGCGAGTGAGGGATATTGGAAGGATTACCAGAATGCAGCGGACCCGGGAGGAGGTAGCACTGATAACGACAGTGGTACGATTACCGTGGTTATTAAGCGCCTACAGGTCACTTTTACATGGAGTAATGGAAATACTTACGTAGGAAACTATTTTCCTTCCGAAACGGACACTCATATTTATTTTAACGATAATAATTTTTACAGGTGTAAGAGTGACTTTAGTCGTCCTGAAAAATGGAATCCAGATCAAAAGTATTGGAGTGCGTACCCAGTTATCTCCAATATTACTTATAATAATATTTATACAGAGGGGGCATCCGATGGCTGAATTAACAGAATGGATCGGGACCTTGGGGTTTCCTATCGTTATGTGCCTACTATTCTTTTATTATATTTACGAAACGAAAAAATCTACAGACGCACAGATTGAAAAATTAAGTAACTCGATTGATAAAATGAACGAATCCATTATTAATTTAACATTAGAATTACAGAGGGAGGAAATGAATTGGCAGTCAGAACATACTCTGTCAAACGTGACGGAGAAACAAAATTAAACGCGTACTTTAAGGTACGGGAGTTTGCCTGTCACGATGGTTCGGATACGGTACTGATTGACGATGCTTTGGTCCAGTTACTTGGTTATGTACGCAATTATTTTGGGAAACCGATTACGATCAATAGCGGATATCGAACTCCTACATATAATAAGCAGGTCGGAGGAGTTAGCAACTCGCAGCACGTACAGGGGAAAGCAGCGGATATCGTGATAGAGGACGTACCGCCAAATGCGGTAGCTAGCTACTTTGAGAGCTTGTTTCCGAATCATGGAATAGGTCTATATTCCTCGTTTGTGCATATTGACACAAGGGGACGGAAAAGCTACTGGATAAACAACGGATCGTCTGTAGTTACCAGTTTTCGTTTAGGTGATTTGTACAAAGACTATGACGCGAACAAGATAATGGAGGAAGAGAAAGTGACACAGAAAGAATTCAACATTATGATGGACAATTACCTTGCCACGTTAGCGGAAAAAGATCCCGGAGAATGGAGCGAGGAAGCAAGAGAATTTGTCTGCGAACATGGCTTGATGCAGGGAGATGCGGATGGTAATATGAGATGGAAAAGTTTTTTAACACGCGAAGAGATGGCGCAGTTACTTTATAATGAAAAAGGAGGAAAATAATGGACTGGGAAAAATTTTTTACTGACATTGCTGACTTTGTCGTAGACAAAGAAGGAGGAGACTTAGAAGAAGCGGTAAAAGCTGCAAGAGAAGCGATTCGCGAATTGGAAGGAAAAATCGTTTCGATGGATGAAGCGTTAGGAGTATCGAGACAGGAAACTGCGGATGCTTTAGAGTCTTATGAAAAGCTCAAAGCAAGATATGTAGAACGGTTTATGGGCGATGAAGAAGCAGCGGTATCGGAGGAAGATCCTGAAGCTCCGAACGATGAATTAGAAGCAGAAGAAGTTACCTATGAAGATATCTTTGAAGATGATAAGGAGGAAAAATAGCCATGGCGACGAAACCAAAAATTCAGACGTTAGCGAGGAATAACGCACCGGCACTTTTAAATGCTATCCGTAATGATGCGTCGATCTCTTATCAGGAGAGGGTACCACAGGCAACACAGGACAATATTAAGGAGTATGGTTCTGCGGTCCTGTCGTTTAGCGCGACCACGAATGAGTTTCTTGATGCGTTGATTAATCGTATTGGTAAGGTTATCATTACAAGTCGGTTATATAAGAATCCGCTTGCTATGTTTAAAAAAGGCATGTTGGACTATGGCGAGAGCATCGAAGAAATCTTTGTCAGCCTTGCCAAAGCAAGAATTTACAGCCCGGAAACGGCGGAAGACGAATTTATGAAACGTGTCATTCCGGATGTAAAAAGTATTTTCCATAAGATCGACTATAAGAACTTTTTCAAAGTGACGGTACATCGGCGAGATCTGGAACGTGCATTTCTTTCTGCGGAAGGAGTGTACACTTTAGTTGACAATATCATTCAGTCGCTCTACACAGGAGCGGAATACGATGAATTCTTAATTACAAAACAGTTAATTGTTGAGTACGCAAATAAAGGATTCTTTTATGAGGTACAGATTCCGGAACCGTCAGCGGATAATATTCACGATCTGGTTACACAGGTAAAATCTTATAGTAACCAGTTGGAATTTTTAAGCACAAAATATAATCCGATGGGAGTACCGACTTATTCGGATAAGTCCAGACAGTACATTATTATGGATACTTCCATTGACGCGATGATTGACGTCAACGTGCTGGCAGCTGCTTTTAATATGGATAAAGCGGAATTCATGGGGAGAAAAGTACTGATTGATAACTTCGGGGAACTTACCGGTGCGAAGATAGCACTTGTCGATGAAGCATTTTTCCAGATTTATGATGTGCTGCTCCAGTTTGAAAGTGTACGGAATCCGGAAGGACTTTACTGGAACTATTTCCTGCACAAGTGGAATGTATTTAGCGTATCCCGTTTCGCGCCGGCAATCCTCTTTACCACGGCAGAAAATGAAATTACCAATATTACGATTGCACCAACCAGTGGAAGTCACGACAACGGAACGAACTTTAACATCACCGCAACACTGACAAAGACCGGATATCCAAATACGAAATGCACCTGGACGCTTTCCGGAAACGAGTCTACGGAAACGACACTTACCTATGTCAGCGAGACGGAAACGACTCAGACGTATAAACTGACGATTGGTAGCGATGAGCGTATCGGAAGCCAGTTAAAGGTTACGGTACAGTCTGAATACTTCCCGGACGCAACCGCAACCGCAACATATACGGTAACACAGGCATAAGGAGCAAATTATGATAAATCCATTGATCGCACCTACCACGAACGTGCGACTCTTGGGAGATATCCCGCTCGATAACACTTATACGGATACGATTAAATTTACGGATGCGAGCTCACAGAGCGCGTACTTTTTAGGAAAAACAAAGTTAAGTTTTAATAATTTAACGTATCAAAGATTAACACCGAATAATCCGCAGTGGGCACTCTTTTTAGAGTGCTCTGCGGATCAGGTATATGATTGTAATTACATCATGTATCAAAATGCGGGATTTTCCAGTAAGTGGTTCTATGCTTTCATTGTTGAAATTTTATATGTAAGTGAAAATTGCACCGCCATTACTTTTGAAATTGACGTCATGCAGACATGGTTATTTGATTTTGAAATTAAACGCAGCTTTATTGAGCGTATGCACGTCACAGATGATCGACTCGGGAGAAACGTGTTGGCTGAAAACTTAGAGTATGGTCCGCGTTATTTTGTCCGCAGGATGCAACCGGGTTCCGCGCTTTGGGCGGGAGATGATGAAGTAACGACGCCAAATACAGATAATTACGTAATCTTAGTAAGCTGCACCGAAGATTGTGACGTATCTGATTTTGTTGTAGAGGGGCGCAAGTATGCCGGAATCTATCAGGGATTAAAATATATCGCGTTTGGTGACGTAAGCACTTGTAATGATTGGTTGAAGCGTATGAATCAGGAAGGCAAAGCCGGAGCAATCTGTCAAATTACCATGCTGCCGTCCGTGATGCTACCCGGGGTACAGGCGGGAGCATCTGGAAAAATTGAGGTTACCGGAAATACGCCAACGATCAATAGTCTATACGATGATGTTCAGATTTGGGTTACGGATATTATGGGTTACGTACCGAAAAATAATAAACTTTTCATGTACCCTTATAATTATCTCGAAGTACAGACCATGGATGGCGGAGTCTACACATTTAAGTGGGAAGACTTTGACGGGTACGAGGATAAAGTAGCGAACGGCGGAACCGGAACCGTGCGTTTCCGATACCGGGCGGATTTTAATAACAATCCTACGATTTTATGTTACCCGGATGGATACTTGACGCGCACCAATAATTATGAATATGCGATGCGTCTTTCGGGCTGGCCACAGTGTAGTTGGAAATATGGTAACTTTGAAAACTGGTTGGCACAGAATGATCTCTCTATGGGATTAAACTTTATCGGCGGTATGCTCGGGATGGGCGCTTCGGCCAGTAACGCGCCGTCGGCAGGCACATCCGGTGCTGCGGGAGGTGCTGTGGCGCTTGGTGCTGCACAGGCAGGACTTTCCAGTTTCGCAACCGTGTCGAGTGAATACGCAAGACCCGATACCGTGCGAGGGGCTTCGAATCCCGGAGGACAAAACGTCGCGTTTGGAATTCAAAACTTTTGGTTTGTTTCCAAATATATCCACTGGGGATATGCGCAGAAAATCGATGATTATCTCTGGAAATTCGGATACCGTGTCTGTGCTACCGGAGTACCGCCGTTGTCTCGTCCTTATTGGGATTACCTGAAAATGCAGCGTCCGTCGGTCGTTGGTAATATTCCAGTGAATGATATGAGAAAGATTAAGGAAATATTATCCAATGGAATAACATTTTGGCATACTACGGATGTAGGAAACTATAGTTTAAATAATAATGAGGGGGTGCCTGGCCATTGAAAAAATGGGGAAAACATCTTGGACTCTCGAATGATGATAAAACACTGCTTCGTACACAAAATCATATCTATGCGGATTATTTCAATCGGCTCCGGAATCTTTGTATCACACGGTTTAAGTGGGAAAATTTACCTGACGGAGTGGATCAAAGATACTTAGAATGGATATTATTTTACAACGGAAAGTGTGTCTTTTACTATGATGAATATCTTGAGCGCTACTTAGTGTTAGAGTGTACTCTCGGTGGGGAGATGGGATTTTATAATATCCCCAAAGAAGTGAGTGCCTACTCAACCAACGCGCGTTATACGCTTCGTACGATGCCGACTGAAGAAACGGCGTTGATCTTTAATAACTATTCGTGGTTACCAGACGCGCCGACAGCAGACCTCTTTGCTACAAAATTAACAAGAATAGAAATGAACTTGTTAAGTAATGTAGAGTTACAGAAATTCCCGGTTCTCATACGTACACCGGAAAAGAGACGTCTGACATTCTTTAATTTGATGAAGAAATTCTTCGGATATGAACCGTTTCTACTGGCAAGCGATCAGTTACCGACGGAAAACATTGAAGTGATGAATTTAAACATGCCGTTTGTCGCAGATAAATTACAAGTGCAGAAGATGAATGTGTGGAAAGAAGCGATCAATACGTTCGGTATTGTCGCGACCAGTAGCGAAAAGACAGAACGATTAGTATCTAACGAAGTAGTGGCAGGGTTAGGTTACTCCGAAATTGCGCAGCGCGTCGGTCTGGAACCGCGTCGGAGAGCGTGCGAACAGATTAACAAATTATATGATTTAAATGTAAAAGTAACATTTAATTCGGAACTTTACGATGATTTATTTTACCCGGAAATGAATATGAAAAAGGGAGACGAAGTCGAAGATTTAAGAGATGGCATCGGAGGTGATCGGTTTGAGTAGCGTAACAACCATGGTGCGTTGGTACTGTGAATATCTATATAATCAGCAGCGCACCTCTTCCGTGCCTGCTCCTGCGGACTGGGTGACCGATCCGGAATTGATTATTCCCTATGCAGCGGATCAGATCTTTTCGTTCTCGTTTCCGATATGGGATGATAATTATAAGCCAGTATTGACACAAAAAATACTCCGACATTATTATTTCCGCGAGATCGGAGAAGAAACCGTAGGAATGTGGAAGATGCGTCTGCATCAAACACTGCTTGAGATTATGCCATACTACAATCAGCTTTATCAATCAACTATATTAGAATATGAACCGCTCTGGACCAGAAACTGGAAAGAATTATATACGAACAAGGGAACTTCTCAGGAGAATCGCAAAGAACAGGAAGAAGCTGATTATACCGACCATCAGGATACCAACGTCGATAGGACTGATACGGTTAACCAGATTTATGACAATACAACAAACCGCACCGATCATACCGATGAAGTAACAGATCAAACCACGCATAGCGAAACGGACGAAACGAGAAATCAGACACGGAACACAGAAACAAAGAAAGCGGAATCTAATACACCGATGAATCGTTTAATCTGGAACGATATCGAAAACGGTCTTTACGCGTCGGAAACCGGATGGGAAAATCAGGATGAAACGATGGACGAAACAAGACACAGTGAGACAGACACAACATCCAATACTACAAGAAAGAACGACTTTACCAGTGAAATCACAGATCACGCGGAAACAACTACCAATGAGATGGAAAACATCAAAACAGAATTTGATGATAAATCCAACAGCACACGTGATTATAATCATGATCTCGTCGGCGCTACTACACTTGACTACGTACGCATCATTACCGGCTGGGACGGGAATTCTCCAAACGAGGAAATTTTAAAATGGCGAGATACATTTATCAACATTGATTTAATGATAATCAATGAACTGGAAGATTGTTTCCTTGGAATCTATTAAAGGAGGAACTATGAGATATTTAAAGCCACTTCGGCATTTTTTAGCGTGGAGCCAGTTATCCATTCCTACAGTTTACGATGATAGTCTTTCCTACTATGAGGTACTTAACAAGTGCATATTTCACTTTAACGAAATGTTAAAGATAATGCAGGAAAATTACGAGATCATCGACGAGGCCTTCGCGAAAATACTGGAAGAATGTGAAGCTGCTATCGCACGGTGCGAGGAAGCCGCAGCACGCGCCGAAGCCGCACAAAGCGCAGCTGAAAAAGCACAGGCAGCCGCAGAAGCAGCGCAGGCAGCCGCGGAAGCTGCACAGAAATTAGCAGAAGCCGCACAGGCAGCCGCAGAAGCTGCCAGAGATGATGCAGTGACCGCACAGAAGGCGGCAGAGGCAGCACAGGCAGCCGCCGAAGCCGCACAGGCAGCCGCAGAAGCAGCGCAGCAGAAAGCAGAAACCGCACAGGCAGCAGCCGAAGCAGCACAGGCGAAAGCCGAAGACGCACAGGAAAAAGCGGAATCCGCTCGGGACGCAGCACAGGCAGCGCAGACCGCAGCAGAAGCGGCGCAGCAGAAAGCAGAAGCGGCGCAACAGAAAGCAGAAGCGGCGCAGAACGCTGCGGAAACAGCTCAGAGGGAGGCAGAGGCGGCACAGGAGGCTGCAGAAGCCAGTGAACAGGCAGCCGCAGACAGCGCCGCAGATGCAGCCGCGAGCGCGGAGGAAATTAAAAATGCACTGGATAATTATTATGATAAAACAGAATCTGACGCTACTTTCGTGAAAAAGGCTGGAGATACCATGACAGGTAAACTGGTAATGGAAAGCGGCGAACATCCAAACACCAGCGAAATTTATTTAGATGGTGCATCAAAACGATTTAAAACCATATATTTATCTGGTGATCAGGATTTTAATACTTTGACTGATAATGGTATCTATTGCCGCTCTGGAGAACCTGGGACAGATACAAACGCACCGACAACAAACAGAAATTTTATTTTGGTAGTACTCGCATTTTATAAAAGCCATGATATTATAAAACAGATTTATTTCACAAGTGGTACAACTCCGACTATTTATGTAAGGTTTATTTATACATCCGAAGAAGGCCCAGTTTATGGGGGATGGAAACAAATAGCAACAACCGCAGAAATCAACAATTCTTTGTCTGGTTATTTGCCTCTTACGGGCGGTACCATGAGAGGGAAAATTAATGTAGAAGATGAATTGACTGATACGTTTAAAGGACTTTCAAAAGGTAATTATGTCACAACAATTAACGAAAATTCAGATTTAAACAATGTAAAGTCGAATTGCGTAAACTTCTACCCATCAAGTGTAGCAGTTTCAGAAAAGTCAAAAAACTTTCCTGTTAAATTATCGGGCTTTTTAGTAAGTTTATGCAAAGACAGTTTAACTTATGTTAGACAAATATATTATGTTACTC